GCCAAAAAGATGCATCCAGGCAACGCGGCAAACTCACAAGAAGTCTCTTGCAAGTTTCATAACCATAGTCCCCTCCAGGTCAATCAATGAAGTGTTCAGGACAATTTCCTCGAAAAGTTCGATGACTTCGGTGCCCATCAAGGAATAACGCTCGATACAAAACGCGGTAAAATCACTTTGCTGAAGCTGATTTTCAAAAGGAACAATCATCTTCTTAGTAATGTTGGCCAAAGTGACCCCCGCTGCACGAGCATTCCAAGTGAGCCCGACTTCAACATCCAAACGCTTTCGCTTCTCATCGGCAACGAAAGCAAATTCGTACTTGAACCTCTCGAGAAAAACATCCCGCAAAGTTGGAAAGTAGCGGAACTCATACGCATACCCAACAGACTTGCCTGCCATGTATTCGTGGTCAGAAACAGCCTGATTCTTGTTTGCTCGCATGTTAAACCTACCCAGAGCTTTACCCAAAATGGGGACCGTTAAGTGCTTACTCTGTGCAGGAATAAAAAACTTGCTCAAGAAAGTGGCTGTCCACAACTGGGAATGACGCTTGACTTTGGCTTCCATCAACGCCTCAGCGGCAATGGAAGTATAAATCTTTTCGACATAACGACATTTCCCAGTGACACGACAAAGCATGTCATCGCCAAGCAGCAACGCTACTGCCTTGGCAGGTTTCAATTCCCTCAGGGCGGCGTTCAAAATAACCGCATTCCAAAAAGTGTTCCTGAACGTAGTGTCAGTGGCACCAGTTGGAAGTTGGTTCTTCAAAGTGGCCGTGATACCGTGTTTTGAGTTGTAAACTTTGAAAGTGTTTGTACGCAAGTGCAAGCGCACAAACCACTCCGGGCAACCCATTACACGCATCAACGCAACCTCAAGAAGTTGAACGTCCGCACACTGGAATTTGTCATTGGAACTAAAATCTGCTTCGACCCAAAAATCTTTGTCAGTTTTCCTCTCCAAATGATGAGTGTACTCGCAAGCTGTCTTACGGTAACTCGTGTGAAACTGATAGGGTCCCTTCATGCCTTCAAAACAATGGTCCAAGCGTCTCATGAGCTCATTGAAAATGGGCCCAGAAATTGCATTGTAAACGTCAGTACCTTTGAATATGACACGTGGGGCCCAGTTAGGCTTGTGAGTCACGAGAAGTGCTTCAACTTTCACAAAAATGTCCTTACGACTGTAGTCTTGCAACGTAACGTTACATAAATCGTTGACTGCAGCATTCATTCTTGCTTGCTTCTCCACGCCAAATTTTGCCAGCCATGCCTTATAAAGTGACTCGGTCCACTCAAAAGGTTCCATTGGCTGCGGGCACAGTTTCTTCACAAGATCCTGTGCGGCTGAAGTTATCTTCGGTGTGGCGCGTCCCGCGTTGAAATAATTGCATCGTTTCCTGAAAGCGGCGACAGTGTTATGCCAACCGTTGTCAGGAACGACCGGGTGCATGTGGCGAAGTAACGGGCCACATTGCTGAGCTTTCTCGCGGCTTACCTCGAGACTTCGAGGCAGGCGCATCCGTGCGCCCTGGATAGGGGCGATCAACGGATTTGCGATCTGATGATAATCAGCCGAGCTTTCCACATACTGGTAGCGACCTGGCCCTCGGAGCATCATGCACTGATCTCCGAGGCGCTGGTCGGTGGTGGTGTTGGTGGT